TACGCTAAACCTCACACCATGACGGGTAAAGCAGTCTCAGCGGAAAGTAACCCTGGCAAAGGGGAAAACCGCAGCAAAGCTGAAACCCTTGATGTGTCCTTGGGTGCGCTTAGCAAGTCGGCAGGCAATGAGCCTATCAAGACCACTGGCATCAAAATGCGTGGCGCTGGCGCTGCTACTCGGGGCTTTATGTCCCGTGGGCCAATGGCGTAAAACATGAACCGCTTCGGCAGCGTATACGCTATAACAAACTTACATACTAAAGAACAGTATGTGGGGCAGACTATCAAGTCTATTAGGACTAGATGGCATGGACATTGCGGTGCTGCGGCGGTTAATCCTAAGTTTAAGATTGGTAAAAATATAGCGGCATACGGTAAAGACTCTTTTGATATTGTTGAGTTGTTTGTTGCTTTTACTAAAAACGGTTTGGATTATGCGGAAAAAGAGTTTATAGCGGCTTTATGCCCAGCTTTAAATTCAACGTCCGGAGGTGCCGGGTATCCCAGAAAAGCGTCTGCCGCAGAAAAGCTTGAACGGTCTGTAGCGGCTAAACGCAGATGGGCAAACCCAGACTGGCGCGCAAAAACAGTTGCTAGCATTAAGTTGGCACATAGCACAGAAGAAGCAAAAGAACGCGGCAGGAAACTTCAGGCCTACGCAGGGATAGAGAAAAGGTGGGCTGGGCATCAGAAGAAGCTTCATGTGCCGTGTGATAGAAGCGCTTGGGGGCGCAGTCAATGGGAAAACCCAGAGCTTCGTGCTAAAAGAATTGCGGGAATTAAACGAAGCGCTAACACAGAAGAACACAAAGAACGTTGCAGGCTAAGTTTTACTGGCCGTAAAATGCCACTTAGTGCTATAGTGGCTTCAGCAGGAGCAAAGTGGAAAGCAGTGTTTTGCCCGGAACTTAGGGTTTCGTTTTTGTGCCAGAAGTTTGCTGCAGAGTATCTGTCTGTTCCAAAAGCTACCATATCTGTGGCAATAAAAAACGAAGGCAAAGTGTTAAAGAAGTACACTTTGATTAGGGTGAGCTAAATTAACTATTCTGAATTGAAGGCCGCAGTGGAAGATTTCTGCGAGAATACTTTTACTGCTACTGACTTCGCCACTATGACGGAGTTGGCTGAGCAAAAGATTTACAACTCGGTGCAGTTGCCCTCCTTGCGTAAGAACGTGCAGGGGGTGTTAACGGCTAGCTTCCAGTATCTTGCTGCCCCTACAGACTTCCTGTCGGTCTTCAGTCTTGCTGTAGTTGATGCTACGGGCGCGTACACATACCTTCTCAACAAGGATGTCAATTTCATCCGGGAAGCGTACCCCATCCCTACAGAGACAGGTACACCCAAGTATTACGCTGTGTTTGGGCCGGATAGCGCAACCCTTACAGAACTTACGTTTATCCTTGGGCCTACACCTAGTGCTGGCCTGACAGCAGAGCTTCATTACTTCTACTACCCTGTCTCCATTGTGACGGCGGGCACTTCCTGGCTTGGCGACAACTTTGACTCTGCGCTGTTTAACGCGGTGATGGTTGAAGCTATTCGGTTTATGAAGGGTGAAGCTGACATGGTTGCGCTGTACGCTGATGCTTACAAGCAGTCGCTTACTCTTCTCAAGAACCTGGGTGACGGTAAGTTGCGTCAGGATGCGTATCGCAGCGGGCAAGTCCGCACTCAAGTTATCTAAGGAACTATCATGGCTTTTACAGGTAACGCTTTCTGCACTTCAGCCAAAGTTGGCTTTCTGACGGGGACATACACCCCGTTGGCCCATACTATGAAGATTGCTCTGTACACCAACTCAGCTACGCTGGACGCAACGACAACGGTTTATTCAGCAACTAATGAGGTTGTTGGTACAGGTTACACGGCTGGCGGGAACACGCTAACGGGCAATGCTATTAGTTATGGTGGCACTACCGCATGGCTAACTTTCAGTGACTCTAGTTGGACTACCGCTACGATCACAGCCCGTGGGGCACTGATCTACGACAGCAGCGCATCAAACGCAGCAATTGCAGTCCTAGACTTCGGTGCAGACAAGACTTCTACGGCAGGTACATTCACTGTCCAGATGCCGGTCGCTGCTGCTTCCACTGCTCTGATTCGTATTGCCTAAGAGTACAAAATGGCCGTTACCGTAACCCACCCGTTTGTTAGTGCAATCTCTGATGGCGCGGATGCTACGGTAGTTCGGCCTTCTAATTGGAATGCAACGCACAGCATTTCAGGGACTGTTGACGTTGCCAACGGCGGTACAGGACTTTCTTCTGGTACTTCCGGGGGTGTTCTGGCATTTACAGCCACCGGGACCATAGCTTCTTCAGCAGCCCTAGCAGCTAGTGCGCTTGTCATTGGTGGTGGGGCGGGGGTTGCTCCTTCTACGACAACTACCGGCACCGGAATCTTGACGTTTCTTGGAACTCCCTCAAGTGCAAACCTTGCGGCAGTGCTTACCGATGAAACAGGTTCTGGTGTAAGTGTTTTTGCAACGTCGCCGACGTTCACGACAAGCATAAACTCCGGGGCAACATTTACAGCTTTTGCCGGGGCAACTACTTCTCTTACCATAGGTGGTACTGGGGCAACTTCAGTGTTTGCAGTGCCGGGTACGCTAGAACAATCAAGCACAACTGGGGCTATGACGGTAGCCGGTGGCGTTTACATAGCTAAGAAACTGACTGCAATTGGCGGCATTTCAGGCGGCACATTCTAAGGAACTACGATGGCAGCAACAGGCTTTACCCCAATTTCGCTGTACTACAGCACTACGGCAGCAGCAGCCCCTTCAGCGGGAAACCTTGTTGCGGGTGAGTTGGCAATTAACACCCTTGATGAGAAGCTGTACTTTAAGAACAGCGCGGGTACGGTCAAGCTGTTGGCAAGCAACGGTGCAACGACCAACGTGTCTACCTTCTCGGCAGGCACCACTGGGTTTACACCGTCATCCGCCACCTCCGGTGCGGTTACCCTAGCAGGAACCCTGGCAGTCGCCAACGGGGGCACCAACGCCACCACAGCCAGCATCACATCCTTCAATAACATCACGGGCTACACCGCCTCTGGTGCCACGGGGACGACCAGCACGAACTTGGTTTTCTCTACTACGCCGACGATCACGACCCCGGTACTGACCAACCCCACGGTCACAGCGTACCTTGAGACTGCCCCGGCCATTGCAAACAGCAGCACCGCAGTGACTCTGGCCCTAGCCTCTGGGACGGTTCTGAGCTACACGCTGACTGGCAACTGCACCTTCACCATGCCCACCGCCACAAGCGGCACCAGCTTCATCGTCCGGTTGATCCAAGACGCAACGGGCAGCAGGACTGCGACGTTCACAGGCGTCAAGTGGCCTGGGGGCACTGTACCGACGATCACCACCACAGCATCAACGGGCGTGGACATCATCAGCTTTGTCTGTATTGCCTCGGTCTGGTACGGTAACGCAGCCCAGGCGTTCGCATAATGTTTGCAGCACTCAACTCCTTCCTGACGCGGGCGGTGTCGGGGTACTTCCTATCCAAATCCCTGCGCTTCCGGTCTTCTGCGAGTGCGTATTTGAACAGGACGTTTGGGACTCCTACCAACAACATCAAATGGACTTGGAGTGGATGGGTCAAGCGTGGACAAGTAAGCGGTTACCAAAGAATTTTTGGGGTTGGTTCAGATGCTTCTGGCGTAAACCAGGGCGCTTTATATTTTGATACGTCAAATGTACTTGCATTTTTTCAAGGTGATGGCGCTGGTGGTACGGAAGCGTATTTAGTAACAAACGCATTGTATAGAGACCCTGCCGCTTGGTATCACATAATGTTTGTGTATGATTCTGCTAATGGAACATCCTCAAGTAGAATACTGCTTTATATTAACGGCTCGCAAGTAACTTCGTTTTCAACTGCAACATATCCGTCAGCTAGCCTTGCGTCAAAAATAAATGCAAATGCTGTAGCTCATGCGATTGGTGTTCTTCCAACATCCCCGTCTAATTACTTCGACGGCGAAATAACCGAGATCAACTTTGTAGACGGTCAAGCCCTGCTTCCTGCGTCCTTCGGCGCATCCAGCATCTACAACCAGTGGCTCCCCATCCGATACGCCGGGACATACGGCACCAATGGCTTCTATTTGCCGTTCTCTGGTGGCACTGCAACGTCTTATGCTGGATCGTTTAACGGGTCAACGCAGTACCTTACCGTCCCCAACAATGCGGCGTTTACGCTTGGCGCAACTGCAACTATGGAAGCGTGGATATATGTAACTTCTACTACGAATAATAGAAGAATTATTACAACCGGATCTAACTTTGATTCTTTTGATTTTGGTTTATATAACTCCACCAACACAGTTTTTGTTGCTGGCGCAAACGCAAATACTACAACTGCTATCCCATTGAACACATGGATGCATGTTGCGGCAGTATTTAACGCGGGGGCAC